GGAGAGCGCATGCCAGTCTACAGGAGGATGCTACCATCAACCCAGTTATTGATTTAATCAATAACGTTCCTTTTATGCCAGATAAAGCAAAGATCGAAGATAAAGGTAATTGTCCAGCACGGCCTAAGTTGGTGGTAGGGACTACTAACTTCGGGCACACCTACCTGAACGCGTTCAAGAGGATAGGGTCTGTTGCAGCTTTGATGCGTCGTTTTAGGCATAGGGTCACAATCACTGTCGATGAGAACTATGCGGAGGGTTCAGTTCTAAAGGATTTTGATCCTTTGGCTCCAGGGCGAATCCCGGACGTGTGGAAGTGGACTGTAGATGCAATCAATGTTGCACCAGGTGACCCAGCGGCGGCCCCAGAGTTTCGAAATGTGATGCGGAATGGTTCTTTGACACAATTTTTGATGTGGATGAGGGACGATGTTGCGGCTCATGCGCGCATGCAAGATCATATGATGACGACCGTTGATGGGTTGAGTCATATGAAATTGTGTAACAGTTGCAAGATGCCGGAATATCTCTGCACGTGTTTTCGGGAGATTGCGCCACCGGAGCGCTCAGAAGAGGGGAACGCAGCGGATCGAGCTATGCAAGAACAGATGGGGCGAGAAACTGCTCATTTACGAATCCCACCAATTGCGCGGCAATATAGGTTCGGGCGTCGTAGGCAAATGCTGGATGAGGTTCAGGAGGAGCAGGGATTGGATGTTGATATAGTCCCTACGGCGACGCTCTCTTCAGCGATGCATTCAGCGACAATGGTATGTGCAGCATACGGAGCTTACAAAATGGCCCAGCCACGATTGACGGCCGTTTACACCAGCACAGTTGATCCGGTTGTTCGTGCTGCCACCTCAGTGACGGAAGTAATGACTGCTGCAACAGCATCCGGTATCATGGCTCCTGCCGCTACGATTGGGTCAGCTTTTGCAGAAACCGTTAATTTTTTCCAGCGTTGTCGCGCGTTTGCGGTGGATACCTTGGAGTACTGGCGAGATCTTGGCCGTAGGGCTGCTGAGGCGGTTTGTACTCCGCAATTTCTGGTAGGTGTGGTTGCCCTTTTGGCTATTGGTGTTGGTACATCATTGGCCATAGCTTATGCGACGCGACCAGAGAAGAGGGAGGTGGTGGAACAGGGTGATGACTTTGAGAAACCGACTCCTTTGGAGAAAGAGCGTCCAGATGTCTGGCGACGCAAGGACTTCCCCACCTTTGAGGTCCCAGTTTCACAATACTCTCGCACGACGAATCAAGAAGGAGGGGATAGGTTTCGTAGGTGTGCAGCCAAGTGTTGTTACTATGCCGAGACGGAGTATGAAGTTGATGGAGAGAAGAAAGGGAAGGCCTTTCGCGTGTTGGCACTTAAGGGACATTTTTTCCTTTTGAATGCCCACAATTTGCCTCCAGTGGACTTCAAGATCTCATTGTTTCAGTTTCCAGATCAAAACGTATCACCCAACAGAATAGGCGCGAGGGTTTCCTTCAAGCAGTGTGTGGTTTCAAAGGAACGAGATTTGGCCGTCATTTATGTCGCTAACGTTGCTCCCCAGCCGAATAGTATCCAAATGATGCCCCCATCGTATAGTAAGGGAGCAGCTCTGGATGGGGAGTATATAGTGCGAGATAAAAGCGGAGAAGCGCGGTGTGTACCTGTGCACAATGCAGCGCGAATGCGACAACCGGGATTGCACCCAAAACATCCTGAGTATGAGGACTTCTGGCGAGGAATGCCAATAGTGGAGATGCAAATGGGTGAGTGCGGATCTCCATTGGTCTTGCATACCGCCGCAGGATCTACGATCGTTGGTTTGCATTCACTTTTTTCAGAAGAAGGGACGAGTTCTTGTGCCCCAGTGGATCAGGTGTGCGTCAGCCAGCTGGTGGCTCAATGCTCGGAGCGAGTGTATGAGGGTACTATGCCATGTGTGGCTCAAGGCTGTGCTCGAATTAGTACGACCAAGACGCAATTCAAGGTTGGACCTGTTCATTACAAGAGCCCTGTGCATTGGTTGGAACAAGGCATGGTGCGGTGTTATGGTTCAAACGCTGGTTTTCGGCCCAACTATACTTCGCAGGTGTGCTCAAGTTTGACGCGCTCATTTTGGGAGGATAAGGGGTTTTCGACCAACAAGGTGGCACCTGATCTGGGTTGGCGACCCTACTACCGGGCATTGGTGGATCTTGCCCAAATACCAGATGGTTTGGATCCAGATATCATCAAGGAGTGCGCTATGGCCTTCCTTGAAGACATTTGGAAGGAAATTCCGCATGATCCTATCAAGCCATATGATCGGATCACGGCAATTAACGGCGCTGATGGTGTTTCATTTGTTAATTCGATCGACATGAGCACGAGCGCCGGATCGCCTTGGTATCGATCCAAGCGTGATCTATTGCAAATCATCGGGGTGGAGAAGGACAAGTTGCTGTATGATGTTGTCCCTGAGGTGCAGGAGTTGATAGACCATATCTACTCTTGTTACGATAGTGGAGTCACTGCTCTTCCTATGTTCGTGGCTAAGGCCAAGGACGAACCGATCTCGGAAGAGAAAGCCTTGAATGGAGATTCGAGGATTTTCACTGCTTCACCCTTACACTTTACGATCGTTGTGCGACAATACTATCTTCCGCTGATTCGTTTGATACAGAATCACAAATTTGCGTTTGAG